CCAACAGGGGTTTGGTGGGTTTTCCTTCCCGCGGCCTGTCAAAGATTAACAGGCCTCCCCGGTCTATCCGGGAAAACTGTCTCCAACTCCTCGGAGGAGACGCGCATCCCAATACCGTTTTAAAAATGGTGCTGGGAACGCAAAAATAGGCGCTGTGTGCGTACCGAAACCAAAGTTTCGGGTCCGAAACATAGCATCTAGAGGAAGATCAATATGACGTTCCTTCTTAGACCTTAGATCTTGTTCAAGAGCCCAAGGCCTACAACGAACTTTAGTAGGAATCCGTTTCTGGATTTTCCTATTAAATTTCTGTGCTATGGCAGAAATATTCGGCCTATGCATTACGGACTTAAATCCGCGATTATAAAGACTAGTAATAGTCCTCGGGTTGGAAAGTTTTGCTAAAAACCTTTCAACCGGTTCGCCTTCTTTCGAGGCGACAATTTTATCTTCAAAGAAGTCCCAAAGGGATTCTACGTTCTTTGAAAGTCTCTTGTCACCTTGGTTAGGGACAAGAGATAATCCTCCGTACAGAAGAAGGTTTTTAACTTTCATCTGTGCAAGGTGATCCGACCATGCTTGTGTATTGGACGGATATCTAGGATAATAAGGATGGCTAATACCACCCATAAATCCTGGAGCGCCGAGTGGTAAGCCCAGATACTGAGCATATTTCCACTCATGGTAGAACTTTGTGTAATTCCAAAGTCCTCCTTTCCTCTGAGCATCTCGGGTGGTTTCCCGCCCACGAGCCAGAAGAAAACCTTGGTAACAATCTGGAAGATTATACCAATGTAATTCTCCTTTTGAACCACCTTGTGGTGCAGTCCAAAAGGATAATAATTCATAGGGAATTTCCCTGTGATTATCGTAAGGGATTTCGGTAAGTAAATACCGATGGTCACTTACATAGGATTTGGGTTCACTAAGAACTCCTCCTAAAGAAGACATTGCTTCATCAAACAATGTTTTCTTCTCGGGGGTTACTCCTCCGATTACCCCATCGTCCCCACAAGTAATAGGTGGAGAAAGATGGGCTTTTTCACAACAATACATTGTGATTAAGGGAAGAACTGGCCAAGACGTGGGATCTCCCATCATTTGACCAGTTGTTGTTATGGCTATAGTCTCAAAAGAATCTAGCCATTTCTCGTAATTGATGGAAAAGTCTATCAAAGACGCTACAACTTCCTCACGAGGCCTGAGCTTCATTTTCTCAGGAATCGGAGTTAGATGCAAAGCATATACTAAGACCTCCTCGAAAGAGACGTCAATAGTAGGTGCTGGCTTAGGCGTTTTAATAATTCGCTTTGGGCCGAATATTTTATCAAAATATTCCAATAAAGGCTCTAAATCGGGTACCACCTCGAGAAGAACCTCATATGCCGCTCTGGTAAGCCAGAACGGGTGAAAATCAGTTGCTGTAGTCAAATCTAGACTATAGAACGGCCCATCGGTATTTTCGAAACCGGGAGCCACCGAACCTCCGAGCGATTGAGAAATCGCAGGATGTTCTCTTAGGATCTCATCAAGTGCTTTCCTAAGAGGGTGCTGGAGTAACTGCACAGCAGTTAATCCGGCCGTAGGGATTCGAACCTTCAAGCCTTTTTCAGGGGCAAGAAGAGCTTCGATTGGAGTATAATCAATATAATTGATTATCCTCTTGGATCCCTCAACCATAAGTTGATTGAGGATTTCACTAAGAACCACAGTAGGTCTAATGTAGTTCTGCTGTTGGGTTTTGTTGTTAATATCAAAACCAAATGGGGCCTCCATCATATTGATGGGGTTCACAAATATGTTATCAATACTATTAGGTATAGTCTTGGTAACAGGGACACCTTCCCGAACCCTGGTACATCCCAGAGCGTTCAGGAAGTATTGTCCTGGATGTGACGTATAAATTACGGCATGACCGGTCCTAGAGAGATTAGGTCTTACGAAATATCGTAAGAGATGAATCTCCTCAGGAGTATCAGCATAACCTTCACGGAAATACTGACCTAAAGCATACATGATAATATCTTGATATGCCTTAGTGTGTCCTCCTTTGGAACGGGTATATCCAATTCCAGAAGAGACAGAAGGCTCTGTATAATATGAAATCCGTTCTGGACGGTAATCATTTAACAGAGTCCTAACCCAAGGTTTCCAATGGGGATCCTCAGGTGGGGGGGTAGAGGTTAATCTATCCACCAACCCTTGCCTTAACTCATCCGGGTCATACGATCCTGATAGAGGAGGAGGCAAGGACCTTGCAATATAACTAAATTGCAAGGCCTGGCGTTCGTTTAAGCTACGAACGAGAGGGTGACATGGTTTGGAAGCTCCAAACCACCAAGCCCTACACTCGCCTGCTAGTGTTTTAAGACTAGCAGCGCATACCTCTGGTTTATCCATGAGATATGTCTTAAGCCGATAAATCTGCCTAAGAGTGTTTCCGTTTGGAAGGAATCCATCCTTCCGGAATAACTGGAAACAGAGACATACGGCATCAAAACATGCACGTATGAACTCCAGGAATTCTAAATTCCTTTCGTAACGACGGCGCGTCTTCTTATCGACTGCATCGGAGTTATATGCACGACGAAGATTATCTGCGTCGCATGCATACTGGAGTGATTGATTCATTCCTCGATTCCTTCCGAAAGCGTTTTGAACGACTTTCCGGGGAACCGCAAAACCTATAGATAAACAATCTATAAGTGCAGGTGTAGCACGGTAGTGCTCACGAATGATTTTAACCGCATGTCCCAAGGAACATGTTCGGTTTCTCAGTTTATAAATGCTCTTCTGAGCAGTTAAACCTGACAGCGCCCTAAAATGGCGCGGAAGCTTTCCGAAATACGGGAGCTCCAGGATTACCCTCCTTACCTTAAGTGGCAAGGGGATAGTAATCAATTCTCCTAATCCGACAACTGTCTGATTGGAAGGTGTACCAGAAGTTAACCATAACTTCCGGCTATTGGCCAGCCTTTCGGCTGGTTCTGAAAGGATATGCTTCCCGAGGTTGGGAGATAAACCTTTCAAAGCCCTATGGTATTCAATCATTTGGGCTTAGGAATTAGTTGAGCGAGAAGCTCAAAAGCTTCTGCCAACTTGTCCACTCTTTCTTCAATGGAGAAAGAGGGAGCAACAGTATCTTCTGGAAATTCATTTCCAGAGGACGCAGAGCGCTTCGCCTTTAGACGAGCGTTCACTTGTTTCCAGGTCTCCCCATTAAGGTGGCGACCTAGACGAGGCAAAATACCTCTGATTCCGGCCCGATTGTGCATAGCACGTTGGCGTTGGAATTCATTTAAGAACTGACGTTCTTTTGCCGTTTGTGGATTTGCCACAAGCGGTATTTGCTTGAACTTTTGGCGGGTTAACCGCCAAAGGTCCAAAGCCCCGTCTCGTGTAATCACGGGACCAGGATTATACCTGACATCTTTCTCTGAAAGTTTGCCAGCCTGAATTCGTTCGAGGGCAGGAGGACCTCCCATCTCGACAGCGCGCATAGCCCAACGCGGGACAGACACGCTCTTAGAGTAAGCCTTTTTCTCCTCTGGGGATAAGGCATCTCTTTGTTCTTTGGGTAGGGGATCCCTACAGCCAAAGTGCACGCGAAGAGCCTTATAAGACTCTTCAGGCAGAACATCCCGTCGGTTAGATCCTTTGGGACGTTCAACTCCACGGTTTAAAATGTGGAGGGAGCAATAATTGGACCCTTTCTTTGCCCAATTATTGCAGTCATCAACCTTACAAATCGTAGGTTGATAGACAGGACTTTCGTCCCTTGCTTTCCCTTTTCCTTTTCGGGAAGGCTGTTCTGTCGTCCGAACCGTAGGGTCAGGCGGCGGGATCCTAGTAGCCTTCACCTTGGGTGGAGGCACAGGATTCTTTTGAACAGGCTTAGTCTGTTCAGGAGGACCTGGTTGTTTAACCAGGAGATCTAATCGATCACTTAGCTGCTTGATAAGAGCAGTTTGATCCTTAATTTGCTGTTGCAAAGTAATGATCAACTGATCCCTCGGATCAACCAAAGGATTAGTAGACACTGAAGGTACCTTAGGGACCTCAGGTTTAGGGGAACAAATTCTCCTGTGAGTGGTGAACCCCTCTTTCGAAAGAGATAACCACTTATTGCAGTCTGGGCAATACCTAGCGCTGCAATTACAAATTAAGGACCCTCCGAAACCCGGAGTACCCTTATGAACATGCGAAGAAATTTTCTTCGGCTTGTTCGTTTTCTCCATGTGAGTTGTACAAAACAAGGAGAAGAGTCGGCGCTCATTAAGGCACGACTCAAAAGTGCAACTATGATCATGGCAAAAATTGCCAGGACCCAAGCACAGTTTTGAACAGCCCAATGTTTGACAAAGGACTGATTGAGGAGAGTCAATAGACGGTTTCTCCTTACTGGGTTCAGTAGGTTCTTCAATCAGAACCGACTGATCAGGACCAACATATGATGTCGATCCTACCTCATAAAGGTTAGAATGAGCGAAATAACCCTCAGTATAACCTTCTGGAGCAGATTTTACACGTTGTTTGTGTTCTGCTTCAGTAATATTTGGAATTCCTTTCCATTTAAGGGAATATCCAAAATAGCGACCGTTCATACCGTCGCTATTACCGAGATCGAACCATTCGCGTTCTCTCTCAGCGTGGAACTGGGCTGCCCCAGTACTAGCAGACAATAACTGCTGAGCAGTTATTCCTGTTGCTCCGGATTGGTCCTTGAGAAGGGCCTGCCCTTCAGAACCAATTCCAAACAAACTCCCGAGCATATGTAACATCTGCGTAGGAGTTGTAGCCGGAGAAGCCTGAGGCTTACTCGGTTTTATTTTCAGAGCCTTGCGATCAAAGCCTTCTACTTTGACCTCAGAGACTCGATTCCAGGAGGCAATTAAAGCTGCCCGGAGTTTAAGGTGCCCACAAGACTGGGAACCATAAGCTTTAGCTAATTTTTCACGATCAGCTAAAGTAAGAGGACGGGGAATCCCATCCTTAAAGTCCGATTCATCGACCGAGTCAATGAATTGAACAAGCTGAGACAGCTTGAATTCAGTTAAGAACCGCTGGAGATATCCAAGTAGGTCCTTCCTGAATTTTTCCTTCAGTTTGTCCTCGCAAGGGGGCAACCTGACAGAAATAGACAATTTCCCAACAGGGGGATTGACTATTGGCAAACGAGAGGTTTTCTCGACTTGCTGTAGAATCGTCAGTAATGACTGATTCTTATCTTTAAGTTCTTTGAGGGTTAATACCCTGGAAGAAACTTCTTCAAATGTTTTTAACATTTGTTCATTTTCCAGGTCTAGGGTCTCCCGTAGACTTGAAGACTCTGAGCAAACCTCTGCGAACTTTTCAGTAAGCGAGTCAAGCTCAAGAGCTATTGCGTCTATTTCGGATTTTAAGTTCGAAATAGATTCCGGAGCAAGAACTGTCCCGGAGTAAGATAGAGAAGGGGGTTTACCCCCCCTCACGACGAGTTCATGATCCATGAACTCGCCTTCAGTCTGGAGAGACCCCAGAGCCCGGAAGCAATCGTTGAGATTGTCCCGGAGCTCCTTTGCTCTCACAGATTTATTGGTTGACTGAGTCTCCTTCTTAGATGAAGGGGTCCTAGCCACCATGAATTTATAACCTGCAGGCAGAACTACTGCCCTTGGAGTTTCCTCTACAGGTTTGGACTTTTCAGTCCAGAAAGAAGCAGCAATGCTTCTTATTGTAC